TAAGCTTCAAAAGCCCATGGGTATTGAAACGGCTTGTAGTGATTTCTTTCTTTTAATAAACTCATCCTAATAGTTCTACTCCCTCTATAATAATTAATATAAATAACTCAATTACTAAAACACTGTGATACACAGTCCATAATATTGTTTGTTTTTCTTTTTTCTTTTTACTGCAAGTGCAATATTTTTTTCTTGGTTTGTCCATGTCGTCAAATATACTACTGTCTGTCATTTTCCTTGTCCTCGATTTTTTAATTGTTTTCTGTTTCTTCCTTGTCGTTTCTTTTTATTCATCATGCTTGTGCTTGGTCTTCCACCAATGCTAGTCTTTTTATATCTAGACCTAGTTTCATGTGCTGAGTCGTTTGATAATAAATTGTTTTTCTTTTTTGCCATTATGCGTGACAAGCTAGACACTCGTCTTCTTCTGCGTCTGGTCTAACTTTCCTTTCTATCTTAGTTGAAATTATTTCTGCTCTTTTAATTGCTTCTGAACGACAATAGTACAGAGTCTTTAATCCTTTTTTCCAAGCTGACAAATGTAGTAAATGTAAATCTTTAATATTAACATCTGCTGTTACAAAAATATTTAAACTTTGTGACTGGCAAATAAATTTCTGTCGGTCAGCAGCTAAGTCAATAACCCAACGTTGGTCTATTTCAATAGCAGTAGCAAACACATCTTTTTCCCAATCAGATAATTCTTTTAAATGACGTACTGAACCACGTTTAGCTAAAATACTTTTCCATGTAGTTTCATTATCTATTTCTTTTTCTTTTAATAATTTTTCTAAATATTTATTTTTCATTAAAAAAGTACCACTCATAGTTTTTTGACTATAAACATTTGCTCTAAGTGGTTCGATGGATGGACTAGTGCTACCACAAATAATACTGCTAGTAGCGTTAGGAGCTATAGCTAATAAGTGTGCGTTACGTAATCCAGTTCCTACCATGTCTGGTGCTTCACCTTTTTCTTCTGCTAGTTTTCTAGAAGTTTCTTCAGCTTGTAATTTTATATGTCTAAACATAGATATGTTTTGACCTTTAGCTAAAGCACTTCCGAAAGGAATTTTTTTACTTTGTAGATACGAATGGAAACCCATTGTCCCCAGTCCAATACTACGTTCACGCATAGCAGAATACTTAGCACGGTGTAAAACATCAGGAGAGTTATTAATAAAATACTCCAATACATTGTCGAGGAAGCGAACCACGTCAGGTATAAAGTTATTGTTTTCTTTCCATTCATCATATGTTTCTAAGTTAAGAGAAGACAAACAACATACTGCTGTTCGTTCTTCATTTGTTGGTAATGTAATTTCACTACATAAATTTGATTGATGTACTTTTAATCCAATTTTCTTCTGAGACTCCGGCAAAGACTTTTGGATTGTGTCAATGAAACTGATATAAGGTTCACCAGTTGCCACTCTAGTCTCAAGAATTTTTTGCCATAGTTTTTTAGCAGAGACTTTTCTAACCACTCGTCCTGTATGTGGGTCAATAAGTTCCCAACTGTCATCGGCACTAGGGTCAATAGTGCATTTATCAATAACAGACATAAACTTATCAGAGATATTAATACCATGGTGCAGATTAAGACACTTACGATGAATGTCCCCATCACTAGGTTTACGCATTTCAATAAACTCTTCAATTTCTGGATGTGATATATCTTGGTATGCAGCATAACTTCCTCTCCTTGTTTTACCTTGACTGAACGCTAACATTTCTGAGTCAACTACGTGCATGAAAGGAATTGAACCAGACGATTGTGAGCCACCACTAGTTGACGTGCCGTCACTTCTTATGTGTCCCCAATATCCACCAATTCCTCCACCCACTGAAGCTAACCAAGCATTCTCTGTGTAGTGTTCTGTTAATCCAACTCGACTATCTGGTACATAATTAAGAAAGCACGAAATAGGCATTCCTCTTTTAGTTCCTCCATTAGTCAAAACAGGTGTAGAAAACATAAACCATAGATTAGAAGCATAAGAATATATTCTGTCAGCCATAGCAGAATCATCTGAAAATATTTTTGATACTCTATAGAATGCTTCTTGAGGACTTTGCTCTTCATCTGTTAAGTATCTATCTTTTAATATTCTCAGCCCTGCGTCTGACAATAATGCGTCTTTACTATAGTCCATATTTCTATTCCTCATCTTTCGGATAATTTATTTTGTGTGTTAAATGTAAATTTAATTGGTCAGTGTCAGTGTCTTTATCAATTAAAAAGTCAATGTATTGTCGAGCCTTTTTTAAATCTTCAACTCCCCCTTTTAATTTGTAACGACAAATGTATTTCACTACATTGCCTTGGCAAAAATTGAGTTTGTTTTTAATTATAAAATCAATAGGCTCGATTGCGTGTTGTGTATAATGAGGTGGTTCTTTAATTATATCTGCCATCGAGTTACCTCACCAGTTTTCTTGTTGTATTCACCATGTCTTAAAATTCTAGCAACTTGAGCTTGTTGAAAAGCGTCATGTTCTAGTAAACCTTCTTTAGCATATGTTTTAACAACTAGTTCCCACTGTTCTTTAAGTGGTAATTTTTTATCATTAAGTATTTTTTGTGCTGTAACTTTTCCTATTTTGGGACAGCCAGAAAATCCATCAACTGAATCACCAGTTAATGTTTGTATCATGTGCCAGTGGTCACAATCTCTTTTAGAAAGTTTTTGTATTGTTCTACCGTCTTGACAAAGTTTACCTGGAATTTGTCTAAGGTCTTTATCAAGTGAACATATAATACGTTCTTCTTTTTTCTGTGGCTGTGTAGCTAAAATACCTAGAACATCATCTGCTTCTAAGTTTGGATAAATGATTGCGTCATACTCATCAATTAACCATTTTCTAATTGCCCCTAATATTAAAGGTTTACGTTTTGCTTTACGATTATCCTTGTAGCTAGGTAAGATGTCTTTTCTAAAGTTAACACCGTCTGTTAGTGCAATTGTTATGCTATCACCTTTTAGATTTTCTTTTAAATCTTCTATTTCTGATAGTGCAAGATATTTTCCGTGGTTCTCATCAGCGTGTAATGTCCAAACTGTTGAGTCTTCCCACTTAATACTATGCTCTGCCATAGTCGAAGCTTTATAAGCTATGATGTCCCCATCAATTAAGAGTCTTCTCTTCATGGATTAATCCTCCTGTGGATTGGTTAAGTTAAATTTTTTGATTGGAATAATTCTTTTAAAGGAATTAAAATGCACTTACTTGCATGGTGGTCACCAATCATTTTGTAGTTATCTTTAAATTTGTCAGCTATCTTTTTTAATTTAGGTACTTCAAATATTAATTTACAATAATCTTCTTTGCCTATTGCTAATATGTGTACCCAATAGTCTGCTTCTGTTTTAGATAAGCCACTAGGTTTGCCCCAACATTCAACTTCAATTGCGATGTTGCCTGTCTTAGCCCACCAGTCTCTTTCTGTTTTTACTTCTAGTTTGTTTTTGTCCTGGTCCAGTAACGATACTATTTTCTTTTCTCGTTCTTGACCGTACTTTAAGTCTATATCAAATTTACTGTTCTTCATTAATGTGTCTCACTCCAATTGTTTCCTATTTTATATTCGCCTGTTAACGGCACTCTTAATTTGAAGTGTTCACCAGTTCGTTTAATACATTCGACAGCCAACAATCCTATCTCTGTTGCTTCTTCTCTGTCACATTCAACTTGTATTTCATCGTGTACCCACAATACTTGTTGAACTCCAGAAAAGTTTTTAACAGCGTTGTCAAACTCAACTAACCATTGTTTACAAACGGCTGCGCCTGCGCCTTGCAACAAAGTGTTTAATGCACTAAAAGTATTTCTTACTTTGATTTGTCTTTTGTCTAGACCTACCAAGTAACCACGTTCAGCAGAAAGTTGTACTTGTTTGATTAATTTATTTAAAGCAGGTAACCTATCTAAGAAACGCTTTTTAACTTTTGCTGCTTCTTTGTTAGTCTTACCAGTTACCTCTGCAATCTTTCCTACACCTGCGCCATAAAGCCAAGCGTACAAAAATCTTTTACTTTGGTCTCTAGTTTCTAAACCTGCATTGTGTTGATTAGTAGTGTGTATATCACCGTTGACTACAATGTCAGCGTATGCACCACCATCAAATTTTGCAATGTAATGACCAAGCAATCGCAGCTCAAGTCCACTTACATCTATTCCAATTAACACTTTACCTTTTGGTACTGTAAAGAGTTCTCGAAATTCTTTTCCGTAAGGTACACTTACTGAAGGTACTTGCTGTAGGTTAGGTTTCATTGCTGTTGCCCTACCAGTTACAGCGTTGTTAGTATTAACAGTGCCGTGTAGTCTTCCGTTACGTTCTAGTTTTAGATAAGCTTGATTACCTTCTGATAACATTCCAATTCTTTTTTCTAAAAGAAAATATTTTGCTAACAGTTTTGCTTCTGGATAATCTAAACTATTTAAAACTGTATCATCTACTTTTGCTTTACCGTCTGGTGTAAAGTCTTTTGGTTTCCAATCATACTTAGTCTTTAATCTATCAGCTATGTGTTGTCTGCTAGAAGGATTAAATATAATGACTTTATCTTTTAATGGTTTACCAGTTTTTTCTGAAACTCTTTTAACCGTAATAGGTTTAAAAGTTTCTTCCATTTCTGTTTTAATCTTGTCTCTTTGTCCAGACAAGTCAGCATAAAGTTTGATTGCTTTTTCTTTATCAAACAATACTCCATATCTTTCTTGTTTAGATATGAGAGCAGCTACATCGTGTTCGAGTTGTAAAGATTCTTCCGAATATTTTTTACCCAAAATTATTTGGTATAAGTTATGTGTAACTTCTACGTCTTGTACACAATACTCTAACATTTCATTTGTAAACTCTTGCCAGTCTGTCTCAAACTCTTGCTTGTAATTCCCTAGTCTAACACCCCATGCTTTAAGGCTATGTTTGTTGACTAATTTTCTTGGGAAGTCTTTAGTATGCACACGCTTCATGTCAGACTCCATTAAGTCAGACCATATTAACCGTGTAGCAACTAACGTATCAAAAACTTTTGCTTTAGTTTTAAAGTTATATAATTTTTCTAACACAGGAATATCAAACTTAATAATATTATGTCCGATAATAAGTTCTGCATTCGTAAGTTTGTCTATGGCTTCATCCGTAGATAAAGTTAAGACTTGTTCCGTGTCTATATCTTTTAAGACTATGCAGTGTATTTTCGTACACTCTTCTAATAAGTTATCTGTTTCTATGTCAAAACAGTATTTGCTCATGTTTTTATTTTCCTTATTTTAATTACATTGACAGTAGGCATTGTTGTTATGTTACCTACGTCTCCTAACGTGCCGTTATCTTCAAAGTTAACGTCACCTACAATTATGTGTACATCCTTGTCGGCTCTAATAAGCCAACCTGCTGTAATACAAATTGTTACTTTACTATTCTTTGCTTCTTTTAAATTTAACCAGGCGCTGTTGCTGTTGATGTCTTTCCAATAGCAATGCACAAACGGTGCATCCAATATTTTTTTATGTATAGTTGGTAGTTTCATTAATGTACTGTTGCCATTTCTACAGTTACTCGACACGCAGCTTCCTCAAACATTGAAACTTCATTCAACATTAATTCACAAGCGAGTCTTACTGTTGTGTTGGGTACTTGAATAGTTGCCATCTTCGTAGGATTTCTTTTACAAAGTTCGATAGCGTCACTTACTTCTTTAGTAACGTTCCAACTTTTTTTAATACTAGAAATCCCTTTCATGTCCCTCCGTTATTTCTGTTAAACACGCTGTGTCATTGTCAAAATATAATGTTCCACATTTGCCAGTGTCACCAGTGTGTCTATTTTTTAATACACGTACTGTTGTGTAGTTTTTGTTCTCATCATCTTGTTGATTTTTTTCCAACGAAATAACTCCGTCACTTAATTGACTGATTGCAGCCGAGCCACGTAAACTATTTAATGATGTTTGTAGTCCGTCTTCGTAACCTTTGTTACCTTCTGGTCTTCTTAAATGATTAACAACAAATAAACCTATGCCAGTAGACTCAACTAAACTTCTTAGCTTTGTCATTGTGACATCAATTAATTTTCGTTCATCAAAACTTTCTAGTCCACTAATTACAATTGATAAGTGGTCAAGTATAATCCATTTTACATTTAAACCTTTTGCAAGGTATTGAATTTTAGATAATAGATTGTCTGATTGTGTTGAGCCAAAATGGTCAAACATATAAAACAAACCACTACCAACTGTAGAGTCAAAACTTTTTTTAAACTCTTCTTTATTAACGTTATCTTTAGATAAGTGTAATGGTCTTTGTAAATCAATTCCCATTATACCTAATGCAGAACGTTTAACACTTTCTTCTAATGCAATGTAGCCTACGCTTTCACCGTGTTTTAAAAGATGATGTGCTATTTGTCTGCAAAGCTGTGACTTACCTTGTCCAGTCCCACTAGTTATTGTAATTAACTCACCTCTTCTCATGCCTAAAGTTTTTTTGTTTAGACATTCAAAAGGATAAGGAACTGTTTCAGTTTTATCTTCTTTAGAAATTAAATCAAAAACTTCTGTTCCAGATACAATTCCGTCTGGTCGATAAGTCTTTGCACCCCACATACAATCTATAAGTTTTGCAGTTTCCCCCTGGACCAACATATCGTTAGCGTCTTTTCTTGGGAGTGTTGCTATTTTACATTTACCTGGAGTAAATAATTTTGAACATTCTTGAGCTGCCTTTTTGCCTGCTTCATCTGAGTCAAACATTAAAACAATTTCACTTGCTTGTTCTAGCCACTCAAGTTGCTGTTGTAAATCTTTCTTTGCGCCTTGGCTTCCAGTCTTTACTGAAACACAAGCCCATTTTAAACCTTGTGCTTGAGCCATGCTCATAGAATCTATTTCACCTTCTAAGATTACTATTTTTTTATTTGTATCACGCCATAAGTTTTGTCCAAACAGTGTGGCTTGTTTACTATCACCTAACCATTGAAATGATTTGTCTGGATAACGTAGTTTCTGTGCAACTAATTTATTATGTTTATCATAGTAGTTTGCAATTTGAACTGTCTTACCGTTATATTTTCCAGTCTGATAATTAAACTTGGTTGTTGTTGCCAAGTCTATATGTCTTTTGTTAAGAGGTTTAAGTTCCCCATGTATTAATTCAGTTTCCAATTTTGTTTCCTCTTTTTGTTCGTAAGTATGATAGTAATGTCCACAGCCAAAACAGTGTCCGTGTCCGTCTGTATAAACAGCCACGTTGTCTTTGCTCTGGCATTCGGAACATGGTGCGTGATAACTAAAATCACTTTTTTCCATATTGTTATTTCCTTGAAATTTTTTTGACCCAAAATATTTGGTCTGAAAAGAAAGACCCCTTTGATATTATCTCAGGGGTCACTACAAAAGGCAGTGCATATGAACTCACTACCTAAACGAAGGTATACCCTAATTTAATTCTTTTATCCACTCTTTTGGAATGAAGCCGTCAGCATATTTAAAACCATGCTTCTCGCACCACATTGCGTATGTTGTTTTGGATTTTTTTGAAATCCTAGTTTTAGAATTTGAAAATACAAATCTTAAATCTAGATTAGGGTATTGATTCTTAACAAGTAAAGATTTTTGTTTGTCTACTGTTAAAAACCTACCTTTGCCTTCTATGTACATAGGCTCACCATCTTTTTTAAAAAGAATAAAATCTGGTGTGTATCTATGCACCTTTTCAGGTTTCGTATATTTTAAAGTTATTGTTTCGTACTCAAACTTAATGTTTTTTAATTTTAATTGAGTAGCTATTTGTTCTTCTAAACCACTTCGGTATTTAGAAGTCGTCTTTATCTTCTTGTACCTCGGTCTTAGTATCACTTGTAAACTCCTCAGTCGATTGTGTTTCTGAGTGTTCATATCCTTCTTCTTCTTTAAAACCGTAACCAGAAGAATTTGAGCCACCTTCAATTAACTTAATTATTTGTGCAGCTCTAAGTCTCATACTAACACCTGCGCCCACCATGGAGGTAAAGTACGGAATAAGTTCAGCACTAACTTTTAATTCTGAACCTCCCCAAACATTTACGTTTAACATTGGTTTGCCTTTTGCGTCAAAGAGTGTTGGTTTGTTTTCAAAACTCTCACCACTTTTAGTAGTTACTTTTGCTTTACATTTGAATTTTAAGATAACGTTGCCAGTTGGCTTTCCGTCATCATCAACTTCATCGTAGTACGGTGGGTCAGCTTGTTTAACTTTTTTCCCATTCGATTTTTCTGCGCCTATCTTTACGCTTTCCTCTCTAGCCGTATCAATCATACTGATAACGTCTTGAGCGTCTTTTTTACTTAGTATAAGATTTGTTTTATAATCACCTACTTCAGAGAACTTAGTATCAGGGCTTGATAGCCATGGGTACTGAGCAATTCCAATTGGTGTAACAATCTTTGTGTACTTATTCTTCATTGTCGTTTTCCTCGTTTACTGTTTCTTTATCTAAATAGCCTTTTTCAATTAAGGCTACGCCCTCGTCTAAGGGCATTTGAACTTCGTCCATTGTTGACTCCGTTAGTTCTAATAGGGGTACTATTAAATAACCCATTAGTGGATTGGTTTAAGCAAAGAAAAACTCACTCTTTAGAACTTCCTCGATATCAAAGTCACCTTTTTCTGGAACTTCTGGAAGCTTTGTTTTCTCGCTATCGTTTAATATTGGTAACATTGATGTTTTAAAGTCTTCTAACGGACAACCATTTGAGTACATTTCTACAAATGTTTCTCTAATTGTGTCAGCTAGTGTTTGACTGTCGGCAGCCAATGTTCCGAAAGAGTCATGCACATTACAAAAATGTGACAGCCCTTTGTCATACGCTTTAACTACGCACATAAACAAATGCGCTGAGTCTTGAGCGTGTATGTAGTTCGGTGGACAACTATTTTTAGCTTTGTGTACCGAAAACTTTTCTGTCTCTACATTTATTCTTGGTTTTATTATTTCACCAAACAATTTAGTTTTTACTCTCATAGATTTAAATTCTGGATAATCTTGTATCACTGGAAATCCAACTGGATTGTTCCAACGTACAGCGTGTCCAGATTTTGCTAAAACTTTTGCACAATCTTGTAAGAATGCCATACCTAATCTTGCTGAAGATAAAACCTCACCCATTGAGTCCCAAATCACACCTGCTAAAAATGTACAAGCTTGAAATGAAGCACTACCAAACGGATGTAAGTCTCCCTGGTCCTTCCTTTTTACAATGTCCTCATCAACAAAATCACTACATGAGTATCTTGTCGAACCATAAGGACTTGTCATTATTGCTCTCTTAACTGTAGAACGTTTAACTCCAAACTGTAACCAAAGTTTTGCAAACTCACTGTCAGTCATTGTTTTTAAATTTTCAATAACTTTATCTTTGACAACTGAATAAACATCTTGAGGTCTTTCACTGTTTGATAAGTTAACTGCTTTGGCCGAGGGTGTGTGTCTTAGTATTCCAGAGTAATGTTGTATTCCATTACAAGAACCGTCTTGGTTACAAATAAAATGACTAACGTAGCCATAACCTTTTGCTTTAAATTTACACCACTCATCACACCATGCAAGAAATTGAAAAGGTTTATCTGCGTGTTCCCAATCTCTATTAGTAAAAGGGTCATCTTGTATTTCTTTAAACATTTGAAAATTACTTTCAACCCAATCTAATTGTTCTTTTCTACTTACTTTATCAATTCCAAATAGAGCTGCCCCAGTGACAGCTAACCAATAATCACCTTTGTTCTCTTCAGTGATTGCTTTACCTGTTCCAAACAAGTGTAAAGCTTTTGCAAAATCAACTCCTTGTCCATTTAAATAATTAGTTACATGATAACATCTAGACCTAAAATCCAATGTGTGTGCATGATAGAAAATTACTTTTAAAAACATTTCTGCTATCCACAAAACTTTTGCAAACAATAATCTTTTAGATTTTTGTCTTGCGTTTTCTGTGTGGACCAGGACAGCTTTTTGTCTGTACTCTTTTCTTGCTTCTGCGTTTGTATCTATGTCGTGTGGTTTGTTTGGTAAATCTTCTAGTTCAGCTTTTGGTAACCCTCCAATGTTAATGTTTTTGTCCCAAGCTTTTTTTAAAACTTTATAAACAAACTCAGTTATTTTGTACGGTGTGTTTTGCATTGCATTAATGCCTTTATAAATAATTGGCATTTTAACATCTTTTATTTGCTGAAGGTTTTCTCTTTTACGATACTTAACTAATGTTAAAGGTTTTATGTGTCTACTATAATAACCTCCACCAGTTACTTTGCCTTCTTCCCACATTCTTGGTGGAATGATTGTCGGAAAATATTCTGGTGCAAGAACTTCTAAAAAATCATTTCGATTGTTTATCCATTCTAAAGTTTTTTCTGTAGGTAATAAAACTTTTTCTTGTCTGCGTCTTCTTATTTGTGATTTAACTTCACAAAGTCCAGTAGACAAAACCATAAGCTCTATAAGCTTGTAGCCAACATGAACTTTTTCACTTCTAGTCCACAACACCCACTCCAACTCATTTTTTTGCGCTGACTCTCTAAGTTTCCTTCTCTTATACATATAGCCAAACGACCTTTTATCTAGGTCTGTTTTTACAATTCCATAATGCTCTGGTTTGGACTCTTCGAAAGTTCTTAACGCTACCTCATCCTCAATTTTACTTGCCACGTTTATGGCTGCACTTGTAAGTTTCCTTGCAATAGTAATTGAATTGATAATAGACTTAGCTGTTATTAAGGAAGCTATGTCTGGTTCTATTAATGACAATAGCCTTTTTGATATGGGTTGAACACCCTTTTGGTTTCCTCCTTCATTAACAAATTGTGTAATTGCTTCTGATAAAGGTCTTATTGAATTAGACAATAAAGTCTTACCATAATTAGTAAAACTTTCTTCTCCTCGTTTCTTGTGGTCACTTAATCTTTTTTGAAAACGATTAATGCCACGGTTTCTCATATCCTTTTCCAACTCTAATTGTTCTTTTAAAGAGGTAAAAGGTAATGTGATATATCCATTGTGTTTCAACATACGACTCCTTTGGTTATATAGAGGGACTTATAGCCCCCTTGGTTCTAATAGGGGTACTAATAGAACCGTTGGTTATTTTTCTAATATATGGACAAAATTCATAAGTCTAGTGCTTAAAACTTTACCATATCTCTCAACCATTCTGTCATCTTTATGTCCGACCCATGATTGAACAGCTTTTGAAGGTGCGTCACCATTTAATAATCTTGAAACACAAGTTCTTCTACAAGCATGAATGCCAAATCTTTTATCATTTGACAATCCCATTTCTTTTCTAACTTTTCGCCAACTTGAATTAGGTCTCCATTGAGCAAAATGAAAAAACAGTTTTTGTCCTGGTTTTTTATTTTTAGATAACCTAGTTACAATTTCTTGACATCTTTTAGTTAATGGTACGCCCCTAGATTCATTTGTTTTAGTCTGTGTTAAAACAATTCTATTTGAATGGCAATCGTCTACTTTAAGATTTTGCAGCTCAGACAATCTCATTCCAGTATCTATTAATAAAATAAAAAAATCAGCGTCATCATTCATATTCCAGGAACGTAACAAAGATAATAAAAGATTTTCTTCGTCCCTAGAAATATATCTAAGCTTGTGTTTTGGTTCTTTTAACCAACTTATGTATGGCTTTCTTTCTAATTGATAAGTTTGATGTCTTCTTAAACAAAACGTTATCATTGTAGATAAAGCTGACAAGTATCTATTAATTGTTGCATTGCTTAATTTTCTATTACGCAGCTCAACAATAAGACCGTCAATCATACTTTCATTTACATTATTTATAATAGTGTCCTCGCCCCAAAATTCTATAATTTTTTTGGCTCGGTTTTTGACGCTTTCATCTCGCCCCAAATCCCATTTACTAGAACAAACATTTTTATAAATTTCTTTTAATGTTTTTTCCATTTGTTTTCCTTTTTGTTAATGTTAACTTTAATTCGCCCCTCGCCCCTATAAAAGCTTTCGCCCCTAAAATACAATAAATGGACAGGGCAGCTCAAAAAAAACCTTCATATCTCAACGTACAGAGGGTTTAAGGGTCTTGTCCGACCCTTACTACCCCCCTAATTTTAGGAATGTATTCCTTTTCCTTTAATTATATTTACTATTTCTTTAAACTCGTCTTGAGGATTGTTTTCTAAATTAGAGTCCCAATCATAAGTCGAGTCAGCTTTGCAAATATCTTCAACCATTTTTAAC